TCCCCTCACCAAACCAGAGTTAATCAAAATTTGGGTATCCCTTGTTGAAAAGGCGAAGTATCCCGAATTGGACTGGATTATGATTTATTATTAAAATGCAAAACCCCCACGATCCGTGGGGGTTTTTATATCTTGTCGACGAATTGTTTAATGTTGCAACATCGTTATTTCTTATTCTTATTTTTCCATTGTGAGTAGCAAACCGCAACGCCTTGAGCAGGTGTATCATATTCAGAACCAATTGCTTTCATACAACGATTTACATAATCATCCTGTCTTTCATCTTTCTTTGGTGAAGGAATGACAAACTCTTGTGATACTTCTGTGGTCTTTGGGTCAATACTTCTACCAGTTGAAGCATAATCAGCAAGGTCTTGTGCTACAGTACTATTATGAAAATCATTCTTAATCTTAATAATTTGTGCTAATTGTTGGTAATTCATAATTATCCTTTTAAAGTAAGCTTGTACATTATTGATGCAATCAATTCAGAAATTTGGTCTATTTGATTTTGTATCCAGGTAGCATCAGAAACGCTTTGACGTTCTGCTTCAACATAATCATACAATCCTTTAAAGTAAATTGCAGCTTGTCCTTCTTTCCAATCTACCACAGATTTAGTTGTATAACCTGTTACACGACCATAACAACCTTGATAGCTTTCTGTTAAAGCATCTAACAAATCTACAATTTCTTCGTAGTAAGCACCTAAAGCCATATGTTCTGAAAAATGTTCAGTTTGCAAATGCCAAACGTGAGTTTGCAATCTGCTTTGATTTAGTACTGATGAAAATTCTGCAAATGTTGCCATATTATTTTTTATTAAAGTGTTGTACCGCCATTGGTATTTGACTTGTTGTTATTGTTTTTGCTTCTAATAATCTTGAAATGTATTGTCCAATACTTTCATTTAGTTCTGGTTGTGGTAATGTTAAACTCATAATGTATTTTTGTTTTTTAATTTTTTATTTTCAGAAAGTAGGTCCTGTATTTGAATTTCCAATCTTGTTATTTCTTTTCTTAGTCCATCAATTTTTCCTGACATATCTTGTATAATCTTATTATACACATTAATGCTCTTTTCAAGCTCATCCAGCCTATCAGAACATAAATCAATATTCTGCTTGCGGTAACCTAATACCCAGCCTGTAAAGGCAGATATGATAGGTACAATTACAGTTATAAGTATATCTTTCATATTAGAAGCAATCTGGACAATTAAACCAAGCGTTAGCTTGTTCAGAATATACTGGCATATGGTTAGATATGTCTTGCATATTCCAACCTTTACGAGTTACGTGTCTTAAGAATATTCCGTTATTATATTTTTGGTTTCTATCAGGTATCATACCATCTAGAGTACTTGTGTTCAAATATGCGGGATACTTATTTTGACCACGACCTAATAACAAAAAGTCAATAAGTCTTTGGCTATAAAAATCTGCACGTTGCTTTTGAATTGAACGAAGATACTTAAACACTTCTGGTTCAACAGTGCTTGCGCTTTCGCTATTACCTTGTTGGATACCTCTATTAACCGTACGATACATAATTTGTGGCATCGCATTAAAATAAGCTGTTTGAACAAGATATGGTTGAATATATTCATTCACCAATACCAATTCATCAGCATTAAATGTATTTGTTCCATCTGCAAGAACTTGTGCCAATAATTGTTTATAAAACTTTGTTCCAAGAATGGTTTGCAAATCAATATCTTGTGCAATTTGAATTTCTGCTTTAAGCACATCCATATCAACATTTTTGTTAATATTGGTATAGCTTTTTAGTTTCACCTCGCTAATTAATAAAACGCCCATTTATAATTGTATTTAATTTTCTTCTTCTGCGCCCAACCATACAAATGTTTCTTCTTGGGATAATCCATATCCGTTCATTAACATTTGTGCAGCTTGTTCGCGGCTTAATTTTCCTTTATTATATTCACGTATAACACGCATCATGTTCTGCCATTCGCGTCCTTTAAGACCACGTAATGTATCATTAAGAATTGGTTTGTCTTCAGTATCAGGAACTTCAACACTTTCTTTTGGTTTGTCAATTACATTTGGATTTTCATTTACATCACCATTTAAGAAAATTGATAATGGTTTAACATCTAATGTGGTTGGTCTATCAAACTTTAATGTAAGCATTTTGCTAAACACTGGAAGCATTTGATTTTGATATGGTTGTATAACCATCTTACGGAAATATTCACTGTGTTCTGTAATTTCATCTGCTGCACCTAATTTTCCTGCTGTTGCAATTCCAAATAGTTCTGCTGATGATACACGATGTGCTGATAATATTGTTCTTGTAATTGTATCGTTTAATTCTTGATAATAATTGTCATTATCATTTCTTGGTATTTGTACAACTTCTGGTGATTGTTCTTTGCTTTCATTAAATGAAACAATAGCTTGACCAGCATTATCTGTGCCACCATATTGTTCTTCTAATGCACGTACCAATATTCTTTGTTCTTCTTCGCCAGGGATACCATTATTATAATTAATCCAAAGTGAAGGAACCATACCTTTGCGAAGATTGTTCATATGAAAGTTTAAACTTTCCACATTAACTTCTATTGCACGCTGACCCGCTGACCAATCAGGAATTGGATAATAAGTCATTCCAGGAACATATGTCTTGAAATAATATATTTGAGTTTCATCTTTATTGTCTTGATTAAATGCAGGATATTCTGTTGGAGGAAATTTTTTGTATTGGTTCCAATCAGAACAATACCAAAAACTTTCAACTTTATCTTCGTCTGGTTTTAATTTGGAACTTCTTACTCTACTAAAATCTAAATGATATAATTCAGCAATAGATTTATGGTCTTTGGTCCAAATTACTTGTAAAGCAAATCCACCAAACATCATAAAATCAAGTGTGCATTTACGCATTACTTGTTCTATTGTTTCATAATCATTAACCAAATTAATTGTAGCCATCGGGTTATTTAATGCAACTAATCCATCACCCATAATTTGATTTACTTTTGACATAATAACTGCTTTATGAATTGCGCAGTTGTCAAATAAACTTACAAAATATTGTGGTAATAAATTATCAGTTCCATAATAAACCCATGGGGTTTTTTGCATTATTTCCGCAAACACAGGAAGTGTTGCACGATGAAAATCTACTTTACTTAGTTTAAATTGTTTTAAATCACTCATAATTAATCTTGGATGTAAATATAATTTTCGTTAGTTTCATTTGGACTTACATATTCTGTAAATGGATTTGTTTCCACTGTGCCATCAATCATACAAAAACCATTATATACAGGAACATTATTTGGTGACCCAACTATTTGTAATGTATATTGTCCTTCGTATGGTAAATTTTTAAAGCCTGTCAAATCTAATTCAATAGTACAATATCTTATATTTTGAAAATAAATATTAACATCATCTAATGGAATAATATATGATTTTACATCACTTGACATTACGTGAGTAAAGATAAGTGTATAAGTATCAAATACATCCCTGCTGTTTTGATTAATGCTTAATGTAAGAGTATTGAATTGTCCTTGTTGAATGTATAACATATCTACTTAATAAATATATAGGTATTAACTGATATTATGTATAAAAGAAAAAAAGGGGTATTTTTCAATACCCCAATTTCTTTTGGATATGGATAGACCTTTACGAAAAGGATATTACCCTACGATTGTAGCACCAGCAAACACTGTAGCTAAATCACCAGCAATTACATTAGCAGGAACATTTTCTTGACCTGTCCAGATAAATTCAAAACCATTTCTGTCACCATATGCGGTACCAGTTGCAGCTGAACCACCTGATAAGTACAATCCGTTAGTTTGACCTAACAAATATTGGGTACCATTTTGGTCAATTGCAATGATTTGAGCTTTATCATTTTGTGATAATTGTTGCAAGATATTTCTTTTATCTTGGCTATACTTAAATAAGATAGCGTGTAATTCTTGTTGGAAGAAAATAGTACCATTTTCAAAGTTCTTTTGAACGTTTTGAGTTAATGATGATGTATTTCTTTTTAATTCAAATCCGTAGATAGTTGTACCTGAAGTAGAAGTTGCACCAGTAATTTCACCTGTTGCATCGTAAGTATAACCAGTAATTGCACCGGTTGCACCACCAACAACATAGATTTTCTTAATACCACCAATACCATCAGAACAACCTAAAGCTACTCCACTTGATATATAACAACTCATATTAATTTAATTTTTATTTTTTTGTTTTATTAAAAGTGGGACTTTCACCCACCAGTTTTTTTATGTCAGGATTAAATAGTACCTAAACCGTTTGTTGCGAAGTATTTTGTTGTACCAAAAGTTGCAATAGTTACACCGTAGTTATAGTTTGCACGCATTCTAATTTCATCAAAATCGCGTGAGTACCATAAGTTCATAGTTTCGTGGTCGCTAAGCAAATCAAATCCAACGACAAGGTATTCGCGAGGACCTACTACTACTTGGTTAGAACCATTCAAACCAATAGTTGGAACTACTTTAACATTTGTGTTCGCGTGAGTAGCTTCCATGTTAGAAGTTAAATCAGTAGAACCAATATAGTTTTGGAAGTAGTTAGCAGCTGTTAAAGCTTGTAGGTATAAACGCCAGTTAGAATAAGACATGAACACTACTAAATCTTCACGTGATAAAGCATTATCATCTAAAGCATTTAATAAAGCATTCACTTCATAAATTGGGTTACCTGGAGTTAAAGTATTTCCTGTAATAGAAAATGCTGTACCATCACTTGAAGCAATAGCTGTATGGTAAGTATTACCAGTTGCAGTTGAAATTAATGATGCGAAACCATTAAAGCAATCACCAGCACCTGTGGTAGCTTTCCATAATTGGGTTTCAATTCTTTGTTGAATTTGTTTAACTTTTAATGAAGCAATCATTTCTTCAAATGGAACTGTTTCAGAAGTTTGTCCCGCGTTCATCAACATAGATTGATAAGTTGGGTAAAGTTGCTTATAACACAAAGCCTCAAACAAAGTCTCAGGACAAGTTGTAATATAATGTTGTGTAAATGTTGTTGTACCACTTGGTGATAAAGAACATTGACCTGCTTGGAATGTAGGCGTACTATCTAATAGATTTAACGCTTGGGTTCCTTTAACGCCTAATCTTACATTAGCGTATTTTGGGGTTGTTGCACCAATCAAGGCTTTAGCTAACAATTCGCCACCTACTTGGTCTGTGTAACCTGTGATGGTAGATACTGCGTAACTAAATTCTGCTGGTGAATAAATTTTCATACTCATTTTGGAATAATTTTATTTTTTTTAATTATTTATTTTGTTTTTTAGTGCATTGATTGCGTTGATACGAACATCTAAATCGCTTTCAAATGCTTTATTAAAGTCTGTTTTGCCATCAACAATTTTCTTTGCTGCTGGTTCTTTTGCGAAAGATTTAAACTGATTTTGAAGTTCAGAATAATTGCTTTCCATTTGGTTTATTTTTTGTGACATATTGGTAATAAATTCTTTTAACATTTCTACCATTTCATCTTTACCGTCAGCAGGTTTTGCATCAGGTGCTTCCAATGCTGGTGCTTCAGGTGCTTCTTCACCTTCTTCATCCGCAGATGGGTTGTCATAAAATTCAGTTATTACTCCATCAACAGTTGTTATTTTATCACCGTTGTCAAGTGTATGTACTCCATCGGGTGCAGGAACGGATGCATCACCTTGCATCACAGATACCTTCGCACCTAAATCTATAACATCACCTTCAATAGTAATTTTAGTACCATCTTCTAATGTAGCATCAACAAAAATTTCACGCACATTTGCAATCTTACCGTCTTTAACTTCAATTTCAAAATGGTCTTTTAATCTGTATGTACCATTTTCCACGTTAGATACTTCAAAAGCTTCGTTAATCTTATTAATAGATTTACCAGCTTCTAACTTTTCTACTTGAAAAATAACATCATCACTTGTTTTAAAAGATTGTAATGAACTTTCACTTGACATAAAACAAAACT